CGCGCGACCTTCTTCGGCGAGCCCTATGACGAGGAACTGAGCCTCGACCCCGCCCATGTCCGGCTCGACCGGCTGAACGCGGGCGCGCCGTTCCTGAAGGTGCACGAGCTCGACACGCTCGATGCGGTGATCGGCTCGGTCGTGCCGGGCTCGGCCCGGATCGAGAATGGCCGGGGCATTGCCTTGGTGCGAATCAGCGAACGCGCCGATGTCGAGCCGATCTGGCGCGACATCCAGGCCGGGCACATCCGTGCCGTCTCCATCGGCTACCAGGTCCACCGCTTCGAGGTCTCGAAACCCGAAGCCGCGCGCGAACTCTGGCGCGCGGTGGACTGGACGCCGTTCGAGGTCTCCGCCGTCGCGGTCGGCGCCGACCCGGCAGCGGGCTTCCGCGCCCAGCATCCTCTTCACGACTGCGTCCTTCACCGCCGGGACGCCCCCACACCGCAAGGAGCATCCCTGATGACGGACGAAACCCAGACCCCGGCGAGTGACACTGCAACTCAAGCCACCCCCCAGCCGACCGAGCCGGTCGCAACCGAGGACACCCCCATGACCGAGCCGAAACCGGCTGCGCCCGAGCCGAAGGTCGCCGCAGTGGAAACCCGCGCGCAGCCGAAGGGCAATGCACCTGCTGCTCCCGACACCGAGACGGTCGCCACACGCGCCCGCGAGGCCGAGCGCGAGCGCGTCTCCACCATCTACGATCTGGCCGGGCGGCTGAACCTCGAGCGGGGCTTCGCCGAGGATCTGGTCAAGCGCGGCGTCAGCGTCGACGAGTCCCGCCGCCTGATCCTCGACCAGGTCGCCGCGAAGTCGGACGAGACCCGGACCTTCGGCCATGTCTCCGTCCCGCTCGGCGGCCGGGATGAGCGCATCACCCGCCGCGATGCCGTGGCCAACGCGCTGCTGCACCGCTACAGCCCGACGCTGTTCCAGCTGGAGGACGCCGCGCGCCAGTATCGCGGCATGACGCTGCTGGAACTGGCCCGCGAGAGCCTCGGCAATGCCGGGGTGAACACGCGAGGGCTCTCGCGCGACGAGGTGGCGACGCGCGCGCTGCACTCGACCTCGGACTTCCCCGAGATCCTGTCGGCCGTCACCAACAAGACGCTGCGGCAGGCCTACGAGGCCTATCCCCGCACCTTCATGCTGTTCTGCCGCCAGGTGCTGGCCACCGACTTCAAGGCCATGCACCGGGTGCAGCTCGGCGAAGCCCCGCAACTGCTGGAAGTCGGCGAGAGCGGCGAGTTCAAGCGCGGCACGCTCGGCGAGAGCAAGGAAAGCTACAAGGTCAAGACCTATGGCCGGGTGGTCGCCATCACCCGCCAGACGCTGATCAACGACGATCTGGATGCCTTCACCCGCATCCCGGCGATGTATGGCAACTCCATCGCCCAGCTGGAAAGCGATGTGGTCTGGGGCATCATCACCGCCAACCCGGCGATGGCCGATGGCAACGCGCTGTTCCACACCACCCACAAGAACCTCGCGGGCACTGGTGCTGCGCTGGCCGTCGAGGCGGTAGGCGCGGCCCGCGCCGCCATGGCCAAGCAGACGGGGCTGGACAAGAAGACGGTGCTGAACGTCCGCCCCGCCTTCCTGATCGTGCCCGCCTCGCTGGAACTGAAGGCCGAGCAGCTGGTCGCCCAGAACCTCGTGCCCGCCGCGACGTCCAGCGTGGTGCCGCAGTCGATCCGGACGCTCGCGCCGATCAGCGAGCCCCGGCTCGACGCCGCCAGCGAGACCGCCTGGTATCTGGCGGCCAGTCCGAACCAGATCGACACCATCGAGTACGCCTATCTCGAGGGTCAGCAGGGCGCCTACATCGAGACGCGCAACGGATTCGACGTCGACGGGGTCGAGATCAAGTGCCGCCTCGACTTCGGCGCCAAGGCCATCGACTGGCGCGGCCTCTACAAGAACCCGGGCGCGTAAGTCGCGCTTCCTGAACCCTGACACACGGGCGGTCCTGACGGGCCGCCCTTCGTCTTTCCACGAGGATCCCCATCATGAAAAACTTCGTCCAGCCCGGCAACACCATCACCCTGACCGCGCCCTATGCCGTCGCTTCCGGCGATGGCCTGCTCGTCGGCTCGATCTTCGGCATCGCGGCTGGCGCCGCCGCCCTCGGCGATCCCGTCGAGACCGCGCTCGTCGGCGTCTTCGACATCACCAAGGTCGGCTCCCAGGCCTGGACCGTCGGCGCCAAGGTCTATTGGGACGACACCAACAAGCGCTGCACCACGGTCGCGACCGACAATACGCTGATCGGGGTGGCCGTCGAGGCGGTGGCGAGCGGCGCGGGCGACACCATCGGCCGGGTGCGCCTGAACGCGGCGTTCTGATGAGCGCCTTCGCCGCCGCCGTCGGCGCGCTCTTCGCCGACCCGAACATCGGCCGGGACGCGGTCTACATCGCCGACGGCGGCGCGCCGGTTCTGGTGCGCGTCGTCGCCCGGCGCGCGGACGCCATATCGGACTTCGGCGATGCCCGGCTCTGGTCGGAAACGACCCGGATCGACCTGCGCGTCGCCGAAGCGGCGAACCCGCGCCCCGGGGACCGCATCGAGGTCGACGGCGACGCCTTCCTCATCCAGGGAGAGCCCGTCCGCGACCGCGAGCGGCTCGTCTGGACCGTCGACCTGAGGCCCGCGTGAAACTGAAGCTCGACATCGATCCCGACATCGTCGCGATGATGGCAGCGGAGGTAGCGGCGGGCGAGCGCGCCGTTACCGCCGCCATGCGTGAGGCCGGGACCGGGCTGAAGACGGCCTGGCGGTTGCAGATCACCGGCGCGGGGCTCGGGCCCCGGCTGGCCAATTCGATCCGGAGCCAGAACTTCCCGAGGTCGGGCGAGAGCCTGGATGCGGCGGCGCTCGTCTGGTCGAAGGCCCCGGTCATCGTCGGCGCGCATGACACGGGGCCGCTGATCCGCTCGAAAAACGGGTTCTGGCTCACCATCCCGCTGCCCGCCGCAGGCAAATCCCTGCGCGGCGGCAGGATCACGCCCGGCGAATGGGAACGGCGACGCGGGCTGCGCCTGCGCTTCGTCTATCGTCGCACCGGCCCGAGCCTGCTGGTGGCGGAGGGGCGACTGAACACGAAGGGTCAGGCGGTGGTGTCGCGCTCGAAGACCGGGCGCGGAAAGGTCGCCGCGCCGATCTTCCTGCTGGTGCCGCAGGTGAAGCTGCCGAAGCGGCTGGACCTCGCGCGAGATGCGGACCGGGCGTTGGACAGTGTGCCGGGGCTGATCGTGGCGCGTTGGAGTATGCGTATTCAATAGATGCCATTGAAAAATGGCATCGAACTCAGCCTCGTAAATCAACCCATATTTTCGGCGCGACAATAGGCGTTCAACAGCGGGTCCATAGTCTCAAACCCAAAGAACCCGCCAATTGGATTCAACAGATAGTGCTCCGACGCCACTGCAGTTTTATTGAGATCAATACGGTTTGATCGGCCATCGGCCCAGTCCACCGTATATTTGGTGTTCGAGCCATTGTGGCGTCCAACGCCAACTACCATTATCGAATGAGCAGCTAATCTTCTGTAGAACACGGTGTAGTTTCTTCTTGGCTGAGTGCGATGCATGCAGGTAAGTCGCTTTGCGCTTTCTCCTGTTCCAACCCTCACATCTCGGATTGCCAAATCCAATGAAGGATCAGTTTGAGCTACCGACTTAATCCACATCCAATCAGGGCGATCAAATCGAGGTGGCTGCCAAATCGCAGGAACAACAACTTCGCTGTTATAGTCCCTAGCAAGGGAATCTAAGGTATGAATTCGGGCTTCCAATGACACTGCTCGATCTCAACCGTGGCCGCGAAGGTCGACTCGTCGCAAGCGTACATAAGCGACCAGCATTATCCAATTCTTCTCTTCATAGCTCTGTGGACAAGATATGCCCACCCCCCGCGAAACCATCCTAACCGCGCTGCACGCGCGGCTTTCGGCGCTGCCCGCCACCGCCCTGCGCGGCGAGGTGCTACCCGAGCGCGTGCCGGCCGAGGGCCTGTTTATCCTGCGCGACGGCGAGCCGGGTGAGCCGGAGGTGACGCTGTCGCCGCTGGCCTACCACTACCAGCACCGCGCCGAGATCGAGGCCGTCGTCCAGGGTGCCGCCCGTGACGCCGCCTTCGACACGCTGATCGCCAGCATCGGCACGGCGCTCGCCGCCGACCGCACGCTTGGCGGCCTCTGCGACTGGGTCGAGGCCGAAGCGCCGCGGCCCGTGGACCTGCCGGTCGAGGGCGCGGCGAGCCTGAAGGCCGCCGTGATCCCGGTGGTGCTGCACTATTCCACGGCCGATCCGCTGGCCTGACCCCGACAACCCGAGGAGAACACCATGGCACGAGCCCAGGGGGCGCGGGCGCTGATGGCGCTTGCGTTCGAGACGACCTATGGAACGCCGCCCGCCAGCGGCTTCACCCGCATGCCCTTCGCCAGCACCTCACTCGGGGCGGAGCAGCCGCTGCTGAACTCGGAACTGCTCGGCTACGGCCGCGATCCGCTGGCGCCGATCAAGGACGCGGTGACGGCGGATGGCGATGTCGTGGTGCCGCTCGACGCGGAGGCTTTCGGCTTCTGGCTGAAGGCCGCCTTCGGCGCGCCCACGACCACGGGTGCAGAAGCGCCGTACAGCCACGAGTTCCAGTCCGGTGCCTGGACGCTGCCCAGCATTTCGATCGAGACCGGCATGCCCGAGGTGCCGCGCTTTGCCATGTATTCCGGCTGCGTGCTCGACCAGATCACCTGGCAGATGCAGCGGTCGGGCCTGCTGACCGCCACGGCGCGGCTGGTGGCGCAGGGCGAGACGGTGGGCACGACCACCAACGTCGGCACGCCCGCCGCGCTGGAACTGAAGCGCTTCGGCCATTTCAACGGGGCGATCAGCCGAAACGGCTCGGCTCTCGGCAATGTGGTCTCGGCCGAGATCACCTATGCCAACAACCTCGATCGCATCGAGACCATCCGCTCGGACGGCCGTATCGACGGCGCGGACCCGTCCATCGCGGCGCTCACGGGTCGGATCGAGGTGCGGTTCGCCGACCAGACGCTGGTGACGCAGGCGATCAACGGCGAGGCCTGCGAGATGGAGTTCGCCTACGTCCTTCCGTCCGGCGAGAGCTTCACCTTCACCGTGCACGCCGTCTACCTGCCGCGCCCGCGGATCGAGATTTCCGGGCCGCAGGGCGTGCAGGCGACCTTCGACTGGCAGGCGGCGCGCGACAGCGTGGTCGGCCGGATGTGCACGGCAACCCTGATCAACGACATAGAGGTGTACTGATGCTCGCTCTCGACCTGACCAACGCCCCGCGCTGGCATGACCTTGCTCCTCGCGTCCGGGTGCAGCTACGCCCGCTGACCACGGCGCTGATGGTGGCGACGCGCAGCGATCCTGCCGTCGAGGCCGTGCCTGAGGAGGCCTCTGACGAGGAGCGCGCCGTCGCCTTCGCCAAAGCGCTCGCGCGGCGGGCGGTGCTCGCCTGGGAGGGCATCGGCGACGCCGACGGCAACCCCATCGACCCGAGCCCCGAGGCCATCGACGCGCTGCTCGACATCTGGCCGATCTTCGAAGCGTTCCAGCTGACCTACGTCTCCAAGGGCCTGCTGCTGGAGCAGGAAAAAAACGCCTCCGCGCTCTCGCCGAATGGTCCTTCGGCGGGGGCGAGCGCTACTGCGAAGCCTGCCCGGAAGCCTGCCCGGACTGCCCGGCGCGGCTGAACCGTCCGGAAACTCCGGAGGGTTGGCAGGTCTGGGACCTCGTCGGCCGCCTCGGTGGCCAGCTGCGGGTCCTGCCCGGCGCGGTGATCGGCTGGGACATGTCGGCGGCGCTGGCGGTCGGGAACGCGCTCGGGATCCCGCCCTTGGCCATGGCCGAACTGCTGCCAGTCATCGAGGCGGTGATGGTGCGGAAACTGAATGCGGAGCTGAGTGCGAATGGCGGTGCGGGTGTCAGGCCTTGATCTTCTCGATCAGTGTGACGCCGGGCAGTCCCTCGAAATGTGCGTCGCAGGTCAGGAGCGTCGCGCCTTGAGCCCGTGCAGTTGCGAAGATGATCGCGTCGGCGGTGGCGAGCTTATGCTCTCGGCAGGCTTCCGCGGCCGCCAGCGCGATCTCGGTGTCGAGCGGGACGACGTGGCAGACCTGCGTGAAGGCGATGACCTGATCGGCCTTGTCCTCGCCGACCTCGCGCGTCAGCCATTTCGCCAGCTCGAGCTGGACCATGGTCGGGACAAGCCACTCTGTCTGTTCGGGCAGCTGCCCGGACAGCTTCTCGCCGGTCGGCGAGCCGATGAGCCACTCGATCCACGCCGACGTGTCGACGAGGATCATCAGAACCGGTTCGTCCGGTCGCGATAGTCGGTGGCGGACGCGCCGCGGGCGAGCCCCTTCAGCGCCTCCCGCTTGGGCACCGGCACCAGCAGGACGCCCGTGCCTTTCGGGATGAAGGCAAAGGTCAGCCCGGCCTCCCAGTGTTGGGCGGCCCGGATCGCCTTGGGAATCGAGATCTGGAACTTCGAGGACAGGGTCGCGGTCTCGGCCATGGTCATACCCTCACTTGATCGATGGCGGAAACGTAAGACGCCGGTGCGGCGAAAGCAAGGAGTCTGACCGATGGCCGAGAAACGCGTCAGCGTCCGCCTCGCGGCCGTGGGCGGACGGCAGGTGCGCGCCGAACTGGAAGGCGTGGGCGAAGCTGGGTCGCGCGGTTTTGGCCGTCTCAGCCGCGAGATGGAGGCGGCCAACGCCCGGCTCGCGGCGTTTTCTCGTCGTGTTGCCGTAGCCGCCGCTGCCGCAGTGGCTGCCGCTGCCGCCGCCGGTGTGGCAATGGTGCGCTCCGGCCTCCAGACGGTTGATGCGCAGGCCAAGCTCGCGCAGTCGCTCGGCACCACCGTCGCCTCGATCCAGACGCTCGAGCGCGCGGGCGAACTGGCGGGCGTGTCGATGTCCGGCATCGAGCAGGCGACGAAGGATCTGACCCGCCGTCTCAGCCAGGCGGCCGCCGGGAGCGGTCCCGCCGCCGACGCGCTGGACCGGCTGGGGCTCTCGGCCAACGAGCTGATCGCCCTGCCGCTGGATCAGCGCGTGGGTGCGATCAACGCCGCCATAGAGAACTTCGTGCCCGCCGCCGAGCGCGCGGCGGTCGCGGGTCAGCTCTTCGGCGAGGAAGGCTCGATCGCCATGTCGCGGATCGACACCGCGACGCTGCGCCAGGCGACGGAGGACGTGCTGGCCTTCGGCGTCGTCGTCTCGGAGCAGGACGCCGACCAGATCGAGCGGACGAACGACGCCATCTCGCGGCTCGGGCTGATCTGGCGCGGGCTGTCGAACCAGCTGGCGGTCGCGGCGGCGCCTGCGCTGGAGGCCGTTGCCGATGCCATGGCGGCGGTCGCCAGCCGCACCGGCCCGCTCGGCATCGCGATCCGCGGTCTCTTCGACAACATCGGACGCCTGACGACCTATGCCGCGACCTTCGCAACGTTCCTCGCGGGGCGATGGGTCGCCGGCATGGCCGCTGCCGCGCTCTCGGTCCGTAGCCTCGCCACGGCGCTCGTCGTCCTGCGCGGCGCGCTCATCCGCACCGGTATCGGCGCGCTGATCGTCGGCGCGGGCGAGCTCGTCTACCAGTTCACCCGGCTCGTGTCCGGCGCGGGCGGCTTTGGCGAGGCGATGTCGCTCCTGAAGGACTTGGCGGTCGAGGTCTGGGAGCGGATCAGGATGGGCGCGGCTGCGGCGGGCGCTGCGGCCACGGCGATGTTCTTCGACCTGAAGGCAGATGCCGCGTCGGGCATGCAGAGCGCCATCGAGAGCGTCGTGGGCTTCGGCAACACCGCCGCGAACACCTTCGAGGGCGCCTACGAGGCGATCAAGGCGATCTGGGGTCTGCTGCCCGCCGCCATCGGCGATCTGGCGTTCCAGGCGGCGAACAGCCTGGTCGATGGCGTCGAGGCGATGCTGAACGGCGTGGTCTCGCGCATCAACGGCTTCATCGGCGGCATCAATCAAGGGCTCGAAGCGCTCGGGTCGGAGCGCCGCATCACGGTGGTTCCGGACCTCGACCTCGGCGAGATCGAGAACCGCTTCGAAGGGGCGGCCAGTGCCGCCACCACGGCGGCGCAGGCGGCGTTCGACCGGGCCTTCGAGGACAATCCGCTCGCCGCGCCCGATCTCGGGCTCACGGACGCGGCCGCCCGCGCGCTCGACTCCGCCAACGTCTATCGCGGCGCCGCGCGCGACCTTGCGGAAGGGGCCCGCGCGCCGCTCGAAAGCTGGCAGGCCCTGCGCGATACGGTGCGCGGCACCGACGAGGCGAGCGCCGATGCGCTGACCGAGGCCACAGGCGCGGCCGAACGGCTGGAGACGGCGCTTGGTGAAGCCGGACGTGCCGCCACAGGTGCTGGTGCGGCGGCCGGAGCCGCCGCCGCTGCCGCGGAGCCTGCGACCGAGGCCGCCGTCACCGGGTGGCAGGCGGTCACTGCGGCGCTGTCGGACTACGCCAGCAAGGCCCGCGACATCGGTGGCGACATCGGCCAGAGCCTGGTCGGCGCCTTCCAGTCCGCCGAGAACGCGGTGGGCCAGTTCGTGAAGACCGGCAAGCTGAATTTCCGCGACCTTGTCACCTCGCTGCTCGCCGATCTCGCCCAGCTCGCGGCGCGCCGGTTCATCCTCGGGCCGATTGCCAATGCGCTCTCCGGCGTGTTCTCCGGCGCGAGCGGCATCTTCGCCAACGTCCTGCATGCGGGCGGGATGGTAGGATCGGCCGGCCCCTCGCGCTTGGTTCCGGCCATGGCCTTCGCCGCCGCGCCCCGGATGCATGGCGGCGGCATGGCGGGCCTCCGCCACGACGAGGTGCCCGCGATCCTGCAACGCGGGGAACGCGTGCTGTCGCGGCGCGAGGCGCAGAGCTACGGCGGGGGCGGCGGCGTCAACGTCACCATCATGGCCCGTGACGCCGAGAGCTTCCGGCAGTCCCGCACGCAGGTCGCGGTAGACATCGCCCGTGCGGTCTCGCTCGGGCGGAGGGGCATGTGATGGCGTTTCACGAGGTCCGGTTTCCCGACAACATCAGCCGCGGCGCGCGGGGCGGGCCGGAGCGGCGCACCCAGATCGTCGAGCTCGCCTCGGGCGACGAGGAGCGCAACGCCAGCTGGGCCAACTCGCGCCGCCGCTACGACGTCGCCTACGGCATCCGCCGCGCCGACGATCTCGCGGCGGTGGTCGCCTTCTTCGAGGCGCGCAACGGTCGGCTACATGGGTTCCGCTTCAAGGATTGGGGCGACCACAAGTCCTGTTTGCCCTCGGGCACGCCATCGCCCGCCGATCAGTCGATCGGCACCGGCGACGGCGCGATGACCGCCTTCCAGCTGGTCAAGCGCTACGCCTCCGGGGCGCAATCCTGGACGCGCGCCATCGCCAAGCCGGTGGCAGGCAGCGTCCGCATCGCGCTGTCGAGCGTCGAGCAGCCCTCCGGCTGGTCGGTCGACACCACCACCGGCATCGTCACCTTCGACACTGCGCCGGGCGCTGGTGTCGCGATCACCGCGGGGTTCGAGTTCGACGTGCCGGTCCGCTTCGACGCCGACGCGCTCGACGTGACGCTCGACCTCGAGCGCCTCGGCTCGATCACCTCCATTCCGCTTCTGGAGATCCGGCGATGAACGACACCGGCAGCTTCGTTGCGGCCGTGCTGCGCGAACTTGCGGCCTCGACCGCCGTGATCCTCGCCGCGTGGGGCGCACTCGGCGGGGCCACGAACGCGCTGACCACAAAGATGCGGCTGCGCGACGCGCTGCGGCACATCCTGCTCGGCGGATTGATCGCGGCCGGGATGGGCAGCCTCTCCATGGCCGTGATCACCGCCTGGCTCAGCCTTCCGCCCGAGGCGATCCCCGCAGGCGGAGCGGCGGGCTCGGCCGCCTATCTCGTGGGCGTCTTCGGTCCGGCCTTCATCGAGATGCTGCTGGCCCGCCTGCGCCGCGCCAACGAAGGCGACGGCGATGAATGACCTTCTCCGCCTCGCGCGATCCTTCCGCTGCGAGCCGACCGACCCCCGGCAGGCCTTCGCCCATCGCATACGCATCGGCCTCGCCGTCGCAGCACTGATCCTGATCCTCTCGCTTCTCCGGTAATCCCATGCACATGACCGACCGGGGCCTGCTGGCCCTCGTCCGGCACGAAGGACTCGTGCCCGGGCCCTATCTCGATGTGAAACAGGTCTGGACCTTCGGCATCGGCCACACGGCCGCAGCCGGGCCACCCGATCCCGCCACCATGCTGCGCGGCATGACCGCCGATCTCGACGCCGGGATCCGCGAGGCATTTCGGGTCTTCCGCGCCGACCTCGTGCGCTACGAGGCCGCCGTTCTGCGCGCCGTGAAGGTGCAGCTGGCGCCCCACGAGTTCGATGCGCTGGTCAGTTTCCACTACAACACCGGCGGCATCGCGAAGGCCGCGCTGACCCGCCACCTCAATGCCGGCAATCGCGTTGCAGCCGCCGACGCGTTTCTGAACTGGCGGCGACCGGCCTCCATCATCCCCCGCCGGGAGGCCGAGCGCGACCTGTTCCGCCATGGCCGCTATCCCGGCGGCACGATCCCGGTCTGGTCCGTGGATCGCACGGGCCGGGTGGACTTCTCGCGTCCGATCCGTCGCCTGACCGAGGATGAGGCACTGGCCTTGGCTCACGGGCCGTCACCGATGCCGAGGCCGCCGGTCCTCGATCCTGCGCCCGACGCGCCGACCGGCTGGCTCGTTCGGCTGGCCACCTTCTTCTCAACCCTGATCCGGAGAGCCTGACCCATGCGCTACATCCGTCCGACCTCGCTCACATGGTGGGCGGGACTGGTCGCAATGCTCACCGGCATCGCGTCGATGACGCTGCCCGCGACTGGCTCGCTCGGTGAGCTGTCCCGACTCGTCGCGCTGCTTGCTGGCAGCGGCGATGCCTCGCCCGCGGGGCTGATGTTCCTCGGGCTCGGCCTCATCGGCCTGCGCGACCGGATCGAGCGCGGGTTCCGCGGCGATGCTTGAGTTCCTCGCAGGCATGATCGTGGGCGGCTGCCTCGGCGTCTTCGTCGTCGCCCTCTGCGTCGCCGCCGCGCGCGGGGAGCGGGACGATGGCTGATCTCCTGATCTGGCTGGTGGCTGCTCTGGGCGCGGTCGGGGGCGTCGCACTCGGCCGGATCTGGGGGTGCGCAGAAGGGGAACGCGCGGGCAAACGGGAGGCCGAACGCGATGCTACGGAAGACAGGAACAAGCGCGTCGAGCGCGGGCGCGATGCGGTTCGTCACGGCCGCGGTGCCGGTAATCCTGCTGACCGGCTGCGCCGCAACGATGGGCGCTGGTGATGCGGGCTGCGCCTCCTATGCCGAGGCGCGGCTCGCCCGGCCCCCTGCCGAGACCATCGCGGAGGTGCCGCCGGACTGGGCGAACTGGATCGCCGATCTCGACGACCGCATGACGGGAACCTGCCGATGAAATCCCTCTCGCCCGCCCTGCAGGCCCATCTCGACGAGGGCGCGACCACGCTTGCCTGGTGCTGGCGGATCAAGCGTGCCGACGGCGTCACCTTCGGCTTCACCGACCACGACCTGACGCTGAGCTTCGATGGGACGGAGTTCGAGCCCGAGAGCGGGCTCACGGCCTCGGAGGTGCGGTCGGGCTCTGATCTGTCCGTCGACGCGCAGGACGCGGAAGGCGTTCTGACCTCGGACCGGATCACCGAGACCGACATCCTCGACGGGCGCTGGGACAACGCCGAGGTCGATGTCTGGCGTGTGAACTGGGCCGATACGAGCCAGCGCGTGCTGATGCGGCGCGGCGCCATCGGCCAGATCCGGCGCGGGCGGCTGGCCTTCGTCGCCGAGGTGCGCTCGCTCGCCCATGTGCTGGGCCAGACGGTCGGGCGGACTTTCCAGGCGACCTGCGATGCCGCGCTCGGCGATGCGCGCTGCGGTGTCGATCTGGAGAACACGGCGTTCAAGGGCACGGGCGCCGTGATCGATCTCTTGCGCGATCGAGCTTTCACCGCCTCGGGGCTCGGCGGGTTCGCGTCCGGCTGGTTCACCTTCGGTACGCTGGACTGGACGAGCGGCGCGAATGCGGGGCGGCGCACCGAGGTGCTGGGCCACGACGTCACGGCTGGCATCGCCGTGCTGACCCTGCTCGAGGCACCGGTACGCGCGATCGCCAAGAGCGACGCCTTTACCATCCGCGCGGGCTGCGACAAGCGCATGGAGACCTGCGGGGCCAAGTTCGCGAACATCGCCAACTTCAGGGGCTTCCCGCACATACCCGGCCAGGACGCCGTGCTGCGCTATGCCACCAAGGATGGCGGCCACGAAGGGTCGGTATTGTGATCTCCGCCGATCCTGAGCGCGTCATCGCCATTGCGCGCTTCTGGCTGGGCACGCCCTATCACGACCAGGCCAGCCTGCGCGGTGTCGGCTGCGATTGCCTCGGGCTCGCGCGGGGCGTCTGGCGCGAGGTCGTCGGCCCCGAGCCGTTCCCGATCCCGCCCTACAACCGGGACTGGGGCGAAACCGGCCCGCGCGAGGTGCTGGCCGAGGGCGCGCGGAGCATGATGATCGAGGTGTCGCCCGCCAAGGTTGGTCCCGGCGCGCTGGTGCTCTTCCGCATGAAGCCCCGCGCCATCGCCAAGCATGTCGGGATCCTGACCGCGCCCGACAGCTTCCTCCACGCCTATGAGCGGCTCGGCGTGATCGAGGAACCGCTCACCAGCGCCTGGCGGCGGCGCATCGCCTTCGCCTTCCTGTTCCCACAACGCTGAGATCCGAACATGGCCACCCTCGTCCTCGGCGCGGCCGGCGCCGCCATTGGCGGTTCCATCGGCGGAGCGATCCTCGGCGTCAGCGCCGCGACCATCGGCGGCTTCATCGGCTCGACCATCGGCTCGGTCGTCGACAGCTGGATCATCTCGTCGCTGGCGCCGACGCAGCGCATCGAGGGCGCGCGGCTCGACACGCTGCGCATCACCTCGGCCACCGAGGGCGCGGTGATCCCTCGGCTCTACGGCCGGATGCGGATGGGCGGCAACATCATCTGGGCGACGGATTTCCGCGAGGAGACGAAGACCACCACGCAGGGCGGCGGCAAGGGCGGCGGAGGCGGCAAGGTCAAGACCACCGAGTATCTCTACTATGCCAGCTTCGCCGTGGCGCTCTGCGAGGGCCCGATCACCGGCATCGGCCGCATCTGGGCCGACGGCAAGCCGATGGACCTCTCCGGAGTCACCTGGCGCTGGTATCCGGGCGACGAGGCGCAGACGGCGGACCCGTTCATTGCCGCGAGGATGGGCGCGGCCAGCACGCCTGCCTATCGCGGCACGGCCTATGTGGTCTTCGAGGAACTGGCGCTCTCGACCTATGGCAACCGCCTGCCGCAGTTGAGTTTCGAGGTGTTCCGTCCGCTTGCCGATCCGGACACTGCAGAGGGTCTGACGCAAGCGGTGACCATGATCCCGGCCTCGGGCGAGTTCACTTACTCCACGCAGGCGATCCGCAAGACCGATGGTGGTGCGACGCAGGCGGAGAACCTGAACGCGCTGCCGGACGCGACCGACATGGTGGTCGCGCTCGACCGGCTGCAGGCGATGGCCCCCGCTGTCGAGAGCGTCAGCCTCGTGGTGGCGTGGTTCGGCGACGACCTGCGCGCGGGCTCCTGCAAGGTTCGACCTGGCGTCGAGGTGTCGGCCAAGTCGACGACGCCCGCGAGTTGGTCGGTGAACGGCGTGAGCCGCGCCAGCGCCTTTCTCGTCAGCCGCGACGATCAGGACCGCCCCGTCTATGGCGGCACGCCGTCCGACTTCGCAGTGGTGCAGGCGATCCAGGAGATAAAGGCGCGCGGGCTGCGGGTGACATTCTATCCGTTCATCCTGATGGACGTACCGCCCGGCAATACGCTGCCGAACCCGTATTCCGACAACGCCACCGAGACTGGCCAGCCCGTATTCCCCTGGCGGGGCCGGATCACCTGTTCCCCGGCTGCTGGCTTCGCTGGGACCGTAGACAAGACCGCCACGGCGGCAAGCCAGGTCGCGGCGCTCTTCGGCGCGGCCACGCCCGCCAGCTTCAGCGTCTCGGGCGAGAGCGTCAGCTGGACGGGGCCATCCGGCGACTGGGGTCTTCGGCGCATGGTGCTGCACTACGCCCATCTTTGCGCGGCGGCGGGCGGCGTGGACGCGTTCCTGATCGGGACCGAGATGCCGGGGTTGACGACGATCCGCTCGGGCGCGGCCACCTATCCGGCCGTGCAGGCGTATCGGGACCTGCTTGCGGATGTGCGCTCTATCCTTGGGGCGGGCACCAAGATCGGATACGCCGCCGACTGGTCGGAGTATTTCGGTCACCAGCCGGGCGATGGCAGCGGCGACGTGTTCTTTCACCTCGACCCGCTCTGGGCCGATCCCGAGATCGATTTCGTCGGGATCGACAACTACATGCCGCTGTCGGACTGGCGGGACGGGTTCGAGCACGCCGACGCGGCCGAGGGCTGGCCCGCGATTTACGACCGCGCCTATCTGCAGGCAAACATCGCGGGCGGGGAAGGCTTCGACTGGTTCTATGCCAGCGCGGCTGACCGCACCGCGCAGGTCCGCACCCCGATCACCGATGGTGCTGCGGCCAAGCCGTGGGTCTTTCGCTACAAGGATCTGCGCGCCTGGTGGTCGAACGCGCATTACAACCGCCCGGGCGGGGTGGAAAGCGGGACGCCGACGGCATGGGCGCCGCAGTCGAAGCCGATCTGGTTCACGGAGCTTGGCTGTCCCGCCATCGACCGCGGCACCAACCAACCCAACGTCTTCTTCGACCCGAAGTCGTCGGAGAGTTTCACGCCGCATTTCTCGCGGGGCTGGCGCGATGACGCGATCCAGCGCGCCTATCTCGAGGCGACGTATCTCTGGTGGGGCGAGGCCGCGAACAACCCGCTGTCCTCGGTCTACGGCGGCCGGATGGTTCATGTGCCTGAATGCGCCGCCTGGACCTGGGACGCGCGGCCGTACCCGTTCTTCCCCGCGCTGACCGACGTCTGGACGGACGGGGCGAACTGGCGGCTCGGGCACTGGCTGACCGGGCGGCTCGGTGCGGTGTCGCTGGCGGCGCTCATCCGGCACCTCTGCCAGCGGGCGGGGCTGCCCGAGGACCGCATCGACGTCACCGGCCTGTGGGGCGCGGTGGAGGGCTACGCCATCACCGCGCTGGAAAGCCCGCGCGCGTCGATCACCACGCTGTCGCGGCATTTCGGCTTCGATGCGGTGGAGACCGAGGGCGTCATCCGCTTCGTCATGCGCGGGCGGGCCTCCGTCGCCACCCTCGCGCCCGACGATCTCGTCGCAGCCCGCGAAGGTGACGTGCTGGAAATGACCCGTGGGCAGGAGACCGAACTGCCGCAGGCCCTGAAATGGCAGGTCGCGCGCGCCGACGAGGATTACGACGCGGCCCTCGTCGAGGCGCGGCGCATCACCGTGGACACGACGCGCATCGCCTCCGAGTCCTTCCCCATCGCCGTGCCGCCCGAGGAGGCCGTACGCCGCTGCCGCCGCGCGTTGATGGAGGCGTGGGTGGGTCGCGAGACGGCGGCGTTCCGTCTGCCGCCCTCGCGCCTGGCGCTCGACCCGGCCGACGCGATCCGGCTCGCCCATGACGGGCGGCTGGTCGATCTGCGGCTCGTCTCCATCGCCGACGCCGAGTCGCGCGGCATCGAGGCGGTCCGCCAGGACCGGGCCACCTACGACCTGCCGCCCGGCGATCCCCGCGCGGCGTCGCTGACGCGGGCCGTGGTGTTCGGTGCGCCGGATGCCGTGCTAATGGACCTGCCCCAGCTGACCGAGGACCAGCCCGCGCATCGACCGTTTGTGGCGGCGCACGCGGTTCCCTGGCCGGGTGAGATCGCCGTGTTCCGCAGCCCTTCGACCGATGGCTTCGAGCTGCTGACGACGTTCGGCAGCCGCGCCCGGATCGGGACACTGGTCTCGGACTTCTACGCGGGGCCCACATCGCGCTTCGACCTCGGCAATGCGCTGGTCGTCGATCTGCTGACCGGCACGCTGGAAAGCGTCACGGACCTCACCCTGTTCGGCGGGGCCAATGCGCTGGCCATCGAGAGCGCGCCCGGCGTCTGGGAGATCGTGCAGGCGGGCGCGGCCGAGCTGCTCGCGCCCGGCCGGTATCGGCTGACCCGGCTTCTGCGCGGTCAGCGCGGCACCGAGGGTGCGATGGGCAATCCGGCGCCTGCGGGGGCGCGGGTCGTTGTGCTGGACACCTCGCTTTCGTCACTGCCCGTCGCCGAGGCCGATCTCGAATTGCCGTGGAACTGGCGCATTGGCCCCGCGACCCGCCCGGTCAGCGACGAGACCTATGTCGCGCAGGCCTTCACGCCCGAGGGCGTCGGTCTGCGACCCTTCTCCGTCGCCCATGTCGAGCAGCCATGGCGCACGCAACGCAGTCCCGGCGATCTGACGATCCGCTGGAAACGCCGGTCCCGCGCGCTGTCCGCCGACAACTGGGGCGGGCTGGAGGTGCCGCTCACCGAGGAACTGGAAGCCTATGAGGTCGAGATCCTCGACGGCGCTGCCATAAAGCGGGTGCTGAGCACGACCACGACCAGCGCGCTCTACACCACCGCCCAGCAGACCGCCGACTGGGGCGGGCCGCTCGGCCCCGGCGACACGCTCGACATCCGCATCTTCCAGCTCTCCGCCCTCGTCGGGCGGGGCGCGCCCGAGACCGTCACGCTCTTGTTCTGAAAGCCATCTCATGTCCGACGCCACGACCCATCTCCTGCTGCCCTATATCCTGGCGGCGCAGGCCCAGAAGCATGTCACCCACAACGAGGCGCTGAGGATCCTCGACGGGCTCGTCCAGCTCTCCGTTCTCGACCGGAACCTGACCGCTCCGCCTGGCAGCCCCGCCGAAGGCGACCGCTACATCGTCGCCTCGGGCGCGACCGGCGACTGGGCGGGCTGGGACCTGAATGTCGCGCTCTGGACCGACGGCGCCTGGCTGCGCCTGCCGCCGCGGACCGGCTGGCGGGCGTGGGTCGAGGACGAGGGCCTGCTGCTGGTCTATGACGGCGCGAGCTGGCTCGGGACTACGCCGGACGCGCTGCAGAACATCGCGCTGCTCGGGTTGGGCACGACAGCGGATGCCTCGAACCCGTTCTCGGCCAAGCTCAACGCCGCGCTCTGGACGGCGAAGACCGTCGCCGAGGGCGGGACCGGCGATCTGTTCTACACCATGAACAAGGAGGCCGCAGGCGACGATCTCGGGCTGACGCTGCAGACCGGCTTTTCTACCCGCGCGCTGGTCGGCCTCTTCGGCTCCGACCGCTTCCGCCTCGCGGTCTCCGCCGACGGCAGCACCTTCTTCGACGGACTCAGCGTCGACAACGCCACAGGCATCGTCGATCAGACCCGGCTGCCGCGCTTCAAGGCATACACGAACTACGACAACTACGTCGGCGTCGGGACCTGGACGAAGATCGGCCTGAACAACACCGACACCAACGATCAGGGCGTCTTCGACGCCGCGAACAACCATTTCGTGGCGCCGGTCGACGGCACCTATCTCTTCGGAGCGACGCTCCTCTACAAGATCAACGCCAGCGCAACGGCCCGCATGCGCGGGCGGCTCGTCCTGAACGGCACGACAGAAATCCGCGGCTCCATCGGCGAAATCTCCGCCACCCACGTCTCGCTCGCCACCGCCATCTGGCTGCAGACCATGGTCCCGCTCACCGCAGGCGATACCGTCGAGCTGCAGGGGTATTTCCGGGTCGCGGACGGCTACTTCGCCGCCGACCACACATCCTTCTGGGGCTGCAAGATCGGCTGA